TTCCGAAGTACCCGGCTGTTTCTGCCGCTGCTTTGACTGAAGGTTCTGACATGAGCAGCACCGCTGTTTCTACCAGCAGCGTTTCCATCACCGTTGCAGAAGTCGGCGCACAGGTTGTCCTGACCGATCTGGCAGCTATGGGTGCTGGCAATCCTGCCGCTGAACTCGGTACTGTTCTGGGTAACTCTATCGCTACCAAGATCGACAAGGACATCATCGCTCTGTTCGATGGCCTGTCTACCTCTTTGGGCGCAACCACTACCGAACTGACCGCAGCTTACCTGTTCCAAGCCGCAGCTACCCTGCGTGCTAACAAGGCTCCGGGCCGCTTGGTTGGTGTTTTCCATCCGTATCAGACCTACGCTCTAAAGGCGAACCTGACCAACACCTTCGCTAACCCGAATGGTGGTGATCTCCAGAACGAAGCAATGCGTAACGGCTATGTCGGCACTATCGCTGGTATCGACATCTACGAATCTGCCAACATTACTGTTGACGGTTCCGGTGATGCCAAGGGCGCAGTATTCGCTCCGGAAGCCTTCGCTATCGCTATGAAGCGTGACTTCAACATCGAAACTCAGCGTGACGCATCTTTGCGTGCATGGGAACTCAACGCTACCGCCGTGTACGGTGTTGGCGAACTGGATGATTCCTACGGCGTAGAAATGTACTTCGACGCTGGCCTGTAAGTTCTGAGGTAATGCCCCCGAAAGGGGGCTAGCCTTATCAGGGCAGACAAAATGGCAGTCGATGTTTCCAAGCTGAAGTGCAACCAGCCGAAACGCACTCCGAGCCATGCGACCAAATCTCATGTGGTCAAAGCCTGTGAAGGCGGCAAGGAGAAGGTGATCCGGTTCGGGCAGCAGGGCGTGAAAGGCTCTCCGCCGAAGAAAGGCGAATCCGAAGCCTATGCAGCCCGCCGCAAGGCATTCAAAGCGCGTCACGCAAAGAACATCGCCAAAGGCAAAATGTCTGCCGCTTATTGGGCTGACAAAGTGAAATGGTGATGCTATGGCTTTCTCGACTGATTCTGACCTGACGGCACTCTTGCCAGATATTCTGACGCTAGGCATTTCGTCTTTTACTGACGAACACGCTCGCGCACAGGCCGATATTGAGCGCGAGATTCGCAATAAATGGTGGGCTAAAACCGGATTTTCCGGCGAACTAAACGCCACCCTCCTAACAGATTCCCAATGGACGCGAGCCGCTTCCTACCTTGTCCTGTGGCGTTATGCTTTGCCGCAGTTGACCAATTGGGTAGAAAACGACCGTTTCCAAAACATGATTGATTTCTACCGCGCACGCTATGACGAGGAAATGGATGCCGTGTTCCGCGATGGCGTGGAATATGACGCGAACAATGACTCGACCGTGACGAATGCTGAAAAGCAGCCCCGCCACTCAGGAAGGCTGTTCCGGTAATGCAGGTCAATATCCAATTTGACTCCAAAGCCGTGGAGCGCGCTCTAGAAAAAGCGGCTGGCGGCATGAAGAAATCAATCGATATTGCATTGCAAAGAACTGCCTTACACGGCAGCAATATCATTACGGATCGAACAGAAAAGGGCGTTGGATATATGGGGAAATTTGCTCCGTATTCTGCCGGCTACGCTAAATTTAGAAAGAAAGAAGGTCGCCAAACTAAGGTCGTAGACTTCAACTTTTCTGGAAAAATGCTTGCCTCAATAAACGGCAAATCCTTTGGAAACCAAACTGCAAAGATTTATTTCATTGACAAAATAAACTCAAAAAAGGGCGCAATGCTGAACATCAAGCGTCCGTGGTTCGGGTTCAATCAAGCCGAAGCCAATAGATTAGGACGCTTCTTTGCCGGACAATTCAAGCTATGAGCATTCGCGAATCCATTGCCTCTGAGATTGTTTCCACATTGCAGGCTATGGCCAGCCCTGTGGCCGCCTCCTATGTCACTAGAGAGCCTTTTGACTTCCAGAAGCTATCTAACGCCCAGTTTCCGGCGATCCTCGTCCAGACAGCCTCCGAGAGCCGCTCAGACGCCACTCTGAGCGACACAAACGCACAGCGGCACGGGAATATTGATTACAGAATTATTGGCTATGTGAAAGCTACGGCTATCGACACAGCCAGAAACGACTTGATCGAAGCGATTGAGGAAGCCCTAGATGTGGATAGATCCCGCGGGGGCTATGCGGTTGACACCCAAGTTCTTACAATAGAAACCGATGAAGGTTCGATAGATCCAATCGGCGGAATCATTGTGACGGTTCGGGTACTCTATCAATTTACTCGCGGCACTACTTAAGGAGATACACATGGCAGTAGTAAGCGGAAAATCCGGTTCTGTCTTTTATGGAACCGATCTGATTGGGGAGCTGAACAGCTTTACCCTGACCATCACTCAAAATACCGAAGAATCTTTTGCATTTGGTGACACTTGGACTGGCAATACGGCGACCAGCAAGACTTGGAGCGTTGAGGCTTCTGGCTACCACGATCCTGACGATACGAATGGTCAGGTTGCGACTGTTACCGACATCCTGACTGGCGATTCGTCTGTTTCTGTCAAACTTCGCACCGAAGGCGACACGACTGGCGATGACGAATATACCGGCACGATCATCCTTCAAGAAGTCAGCATTGAAGCGGCTGCGGATGGCCTGATGAGCTTTACCTTCAGCGGTGTTGGTAACGGCGCGCTGACCAGAGGCACGGTGGCCTAATGGCGTTCAAGTCCATTGATCGAAAAGAGGCGATTGTTGTAATCGCTTCGAATGATCCGGCTTTGGATCTTGAGAACTCTGATCTGGTGGCCTATCGTCAGGATTTTGACGAAAGCCATTTGAAGTTCAAGGATGGCGAAGAGCCGACCCGCTTCATTCTTGGCACGATCAGCTATCTCAAGTTCCAGCAGATGAAGGACAAGTTCATTTCCTTCGATGTGGACGCATCGGGAAACCAGCAAATCCGCACCAACATCTTCGGATTGACTGCGGATGCGCTGGCGAACTCGATCCGCAAGATTGAGAATGGCCCTTTCGATGTGAAGCTGGTGGCTGGCAAAGCCTCAGATCAAACAATGGACAAACTGGCCAGCATTGAAGTGGTCGAAGAACTCGGTCAGATTGCGCTGGATATGAATGGCTTTGGAGGCTCTGACGAAAAAAAGTCCTAGGCGCGGTGATGCAGACGAAGCTGAAATTCGACTGCGCAAAATGTTCACCGGCAGACAAGGAAGTCAGGGGATGCTTCACAAAGTCGAAAGCACCAGTCATGGTGCATGGGATCAAGGGCAGCGTGAATCGCTGTCCGGTTATCGATTATTTTGAGGCCAGTCAGTACCTTGAAATCTATCGATATTGGAAAAAGGGGCAGTATCCGAACCGAGGGACATGGGCAGAACAGCCGCATAAACTTGTAAGGATCATGGAGGCACTCGATGGCATTATCAGCGAATCAAATTGAGATCCTGCTAAAGGCTAAAGACACCGCCTCTAGCGTTATCAAGAAAGTTGGTAACGCAATGAAAGCCCTTGCTACGACAGCAAAGAAAGCCGGAACCGCAGTTCTAAATGCTTTCGGCGGGATTGCCAAAAAAATTCTAAATCTAAAAACAGCCTTTGTTGGGCTTGCTGGCGCGGCTGGTCTTGGCTATGCCATCAAACAGACCTATTCCTATATCGACTCGCTCGGAAAAACATCGGCCAAGCTGGGTGTTGCTGTTGAGGATTTGCAGAAATTCCGATACGCAGCAAATTTGTCAGGCATTGAAACAGGCACAATGGATATGGCGTTGCAGCGATTTACGCGCCGCGCCGCAGAAGCCGCAAAAGGCACGGGCGAAGCCAAAGACGCCCTTGCTCAAATGGGAATTAAGCTGACCAGCTTTGGCGGTCGCATGAACTCAACAGAGAATCTATTAGGCCAAGTTGCTGAAGCATTTACTAAAGTCAAAGACCCATCTGAAAAGCTCCGTCTAGCATTCAAACTGTTCGACTCAGAAGGCGTCGCAATGGTCAATATGCTGAATGGCGGCAAGGCTGGCTTGCTTGGGATGACAAGCGAAGCCGAGCGTCTTGGATTTGTTCTCAACGGAAATACCATCAAGGGTGTAGAAAAAGCTAACAATGCGCTTACAGCAATGGGCGCAGCATTTGGCGGCATTTGGGATAAGCTAGTTTCTGCGCTCTCTCCAGCATTAGAGGGATTTGGCAAATGGTGGGCCGAATTTGCAGGCGCATTCTCTAAGTCCATCGAGCCGGCGATTAGCTGGATCAATACCAATCTGAAAGCAATGGCGGTTGATCTTGAATCTGCCAAAAAGATGGGAGCAGAATGGGGAGCAACCGTCAGGGACTGGCTAATCAAAGTCACAGAAACCATGCGAAACTGGTTCGGAGAATCAGGAAAAGCATTCGATCTGTGGAAAGAATTTAAGGATTGGATCAGCAAAGATGGGAAGCAAATGTGGGAGGGCATCAAAGAAGGTGCGACCACATTCCTTGCTGTTATCAGATCACTCCTATCAGCAATTGAATCACTCAAGAATGCATGGAAATGGCTAACCAAAGAAAATGTGGTTGCCAAGACTGCATTTGCAGCAGGGCAAGGACTGGCAAATCTAGCTGCCACTCCCGCACGCGCTCCTGCGGGATTATTGCCTAGCGGATCACGCGCATCCGGCGGTGGTGTTATGGCAGATCGCTCCTACCTAGTCGGCGAGAAAGGGCCGGAAATCTTCAGCCCGAACCGCACCGGAACCATCGGGCAGACTGGCGGGCAAACCATTATCAACAACATCTATACCGCAGCAACGGCACACGGCATCAATAATGCCCTTGCTTCGCGTGGGGATACTTCAACGCGCTCAACTCGGATCGGCATGACGGTGGGTAATTCACGCAGCACGACCGGGTTCGGCAATCTATCAACGGTGCGCGCACGATGAGATTCGACTATCCAACGGTGGCATCGGCCACGACTAGCATTGCTTTTACAAGCAATCCAGAATCGCCATATGAGCGCGAAGTTGTAAAGCACAACTCCGAAGTGCAGATGGAAGATGGGTCTTTCTATGTGTATTCTCGGTCTGTCACGAATTACCGATACAACATCGAGGTGATTTTGTATTCCGAATCTGAACGCGATGCGCTGGAGTCGTTTTACGACAGCACCGTGAACGGATCAGAAAAGACCTTTGAATACACCGACCCATATAGCGATGTGTACACCGTGCGATTCATCGACAATTTCAACATTGTTGAGATTATGAAAGACCGCTTTTATCGCGCCACCTTTACGCTGTTGCAGACCGCATGAGAACTTTCGGAGCAGGTTTCGCAAGCAAGCTGGCAGGGGATTCATACCTGCCAATTTTGTTTTGCAAGTATGAGTTGGTGACTTATGTTTCCGGCGCGGCTCCGGGCATGGGGACTCAGACCACCACGCCATTTTATTGGGCCGAGCGGGAGATCGTTTTCGATGGCGACACCTACGAAGCGCGGATCGTCAATACCAGCCCGCTAGAGCAGACTCTCGAAGCCGATCACCAGTCATTTGGCTCGATGGGTTTGCAGATTAGCAACTATCCATCCAACCTCGCAGGCGTGATACAGGCGGGGATGAAATGTACCGTCTATCTTGGTTTTGAGGATTCAGTCGGAGCCGGAACTGTCACCGATGCCGAGATCATGTTCATCGGCACAGTCGAAGGCGATATTGAGATCACCGAGGACTCGGTTTCATTCGGCCTGCAAGATATTGCCCACATTTATGATCGACAAGTTCCAGACCTGATTGGGCGCGGCGAGTTTCCGTTTGCTGACCCAGATGCAGTTGGCGATACAAAGCCGATCATCATGGGTCGTGTCCGAGATCATATATGCCGACCTGTTGCCTCTGGTTTTGCCAGCGTTTTGGCGATTGAGGGGTATGCAGGAAATGACTACATCTATGTGACGGACGACATTGGCTGGTGGATCAAGGCTCACGATCTGATGGGGATGGGATTGCCCATCTACTCTGATCCGCTAGTAATTAATACCGTTGAATCTGGCGACAGCACTTACCAAGAAGAACAGGTTGATATAGACAGCATTGAATATGATCTTTCCGAGAAAAAATGGAAGATTACTTTCACCTCTGCCTTGCAATATAACCATGTGGCAGGGGACACGGTTTATATTCAAGACTATTGTTCTCAAGTCAGCGAAGGCTATGCCTATCTGGTGGCCGACCATCCGGTTGAAGAAATCACCAATGTAAAAGTTGACGGCCTACCTCCTGCGCAGTTTTACGCTTATCCAAACCTAAGTCCACTCGATCCGGTTTGCATGACATGGAATCTGCCCGCTGGCAAGGCATACATTGTCGTGATGACCAACCCCGGCGGCGTGGGCCGCTCTGGGAGTTCTGGGCTGGAAGTTCAGGATACGATTGCTGTCAATGACACCGTAGATGTGGATGACACGATTGGCGTGGATGAGCCGGGACACGAACACGATACCGGCGCAGCACTTACCTATTCCTATTCGCTGGAAATTGACTACAGCTATTTCAGAAGCGGTCAATCTCGCGTCTATATTCGCATTGTTGCCGGCGGATTCAGCCTTGTTGTTTTTGATACAGATACCGGCGCAAATGTGAAGGGGCCGTATTCTTTCACCTCGACATCAAATACAGTCAGAGTGGAATACATCGCGACAGGTACGCCGATCACACAAGGCTATGCGCGATTCAATTACATCACAGTCAAAGGTGTGCGTACCGACTCTGCTGGCGGTTATTCAAGCGGAGTTGCATCTGCGACAAATGTAGTCAATTCTGGCGAGTACATCCGCATGACCTTCCCGGTCACGGTTGGCGGCGCATTGACTTCGACCTCGGTTGCAGCCGTTTATAAAACAGGCGCAGCAGTCAAAACAGGCGCAGCGACTAAAACCGGAACTGTGCGATTGGTTGGCGGCAACTCTGCCGCTGATGTTCTTATTGGCAATATCGTCACATGCGATGTGATCGGAATTTGCGATGGATCATATGGGCTAGTAAAGCCGCACAATCAGATTCTAAAATTCATCAATAAATACGCACAGAATCCAATAATCGGATCGGAAGGGTCGGCAGACATTGTTGAATATGTCAACGAATCGGCAGCAGATGACTATTACGACACGCTTTACAACACAGACTCGGCTTCAAATACTGCAACTAACTTCTATCCAGACTTGAACAAATCTGGAACAAAGACAGTCAATCCATCGCCAAATGCAGAAATTAATTTTACATCAGCCCAGATCGAGGGCTGTCATTGCCTAGATTTTGCGATCACAGAACCTAATCGATTCAGAGATATTCTGGGAGATATGCTTTATCAGGCCAACGCAACTGCGCATTGGCGGAATGGCGTTGCCCAGATTCGATTTGTGCCTGATTCGCCTCCAGAGGATGCGACTATTGATTCATCCGACATTGTGATGAAAACCATGT